ATGCTGTTTCTCTCCCCTACGCTCGTTTCTAGCCCGCCTATGGCAGATACAAAAGAATGAGCGCCGATACTTTTGGTTCTAGTCAGATTGAACCCTACGAAATTGGGCAGAATTTAGAAGTAAGCATTTCTACTGCCGAATGGATAACCCAGACAGACGGCGGGGCTGTCGCACTAGCTCGACGCCTTGCTTACGCTTTAGACACTAGCTTTAATGCAGGAGAACTTAAAGAAGTACCTGCACTTGCGGCAAGGTTTACCCAAATACTGGCACAATTACATTTAACCGTCGAAACACGGATACAGGGCAACAAGGAAGAAGAAGCTAATGGACTTGGACACGTCACAGACTATTTACGGGTTCTCGAAGCCACGCCTACAAAGTCCAAAGCTGGAACTACCCAGCGCGGGGCAGGTAGTAAGTAATCTTGCCCGCGAATTTGGGCAGCCGCTTTTGCCGTGGCAGGAATATGTAGTAAACGACGCTTTACAAATGACGCCTGAAGGCAAATGGGCTAAGTCAAATATAGGAATACTCATAGCACGCCAAAATGGAAAAACAGCATTAATGCGTCAGGTCTTCTTAGCTCATTTATACGTCTTCGGTAGTAAACAGATTATTGCTATGGCACAGACGCGGCAGCTGGCGCTAGACACTTTTAAACAAACCGTGGACATGGCGGAAAGCCTAGACTGGACGCGAAAGAGGATAAAAAGAGTAAGCCGCACCAATGGGCAAGAGGAGCTGGAAGTTTACTGCCACCATTACCCTAAAAGCTGCACCGAAAAATGCCAGCGAATTAGGAAGTACAGCATTAGGGCGGCAACGTCTGAAGGCTCACGCGGTAGCACCGCAAACTTACTTTATGTAGACGAACTTCGAGAAATTAGCGAAGAAGCATGGCAAGCAGCTGTACCACTAACACGAACTACAGGCGGGCAAACTTGGATTACTTCAAATGCGGGCAGCGAAGCCAGCACAGTTTTAAACAGCTTACGCACTAGGGCGCTTATGAACCAGTCGCCGCGTATGGGGTGGTATGAGTGGAGCGCGTCGGAAGGCTCGCAAGTAAACCCGCCAGACATTAAGGCAATACAACAAGCTAACCCCGCTCTTGGTCATTTAATAGACCTTGAAAGCATTTTAGATAGTGCCAAATTTGACACCAAGGAAGCATTTCAAACGGAATCTTTGTGTATGTGGGTTTCGTCAATGACAAGCCCATGGAACATAGAAAAATGGAATGAAGGGGAAAAGCAAATAACCATGGAAGACGGGCTACCTACTTACATGGGGCTAGACCTAAGTTTCAACCGTGATAAGGCTTATCTAGTTAGCGTACAAGAACAGCCAGACAATAATTTAGCGGTGTTCGTACATGAGTGGCACAAAGACGGCGGAATAAATGACGTTATCTTAGCTGGGGAAATTGCCGAACTTGCCAGACGCTTTAACCCGAGGGTAGTAGCTTACGACCCGAACACGGCGGGCTTCATAGCCCCGCACCTTGCAAGGGCGCAAGTACAGACCAGCCCGACACCATGGAGCGGCGCGAATTTTGCTATATCTTGCGACCAGACTTTAAACGCTATGAATTCAGGGCGCTTAATACATGCTGGACAAGAAGTTATGTATGAACACTTAGTAGCCTGCGCCAGAAGACCTGCAGGCGACGGCGGCTGGAGAATTGCGCGACGCGCCGCGACTAATCCAATTAGCGCAGCTGTAGCTTTAGTAATGGCTGTCGGACACGCTACTACCCCACAAGGCGAAGCTGTGATAATGTCGGTTTAACCTGTTCACAGGTCACCCCGAGAGTCGCGCCTAGCGCTAAGAGGGGTCAAGAGCTTACTAATCGTTAGGCGCGACACGGTGAACAGCGTTACAAACCGTTGCATAATTAGCAACATGTCGAAATAAAACGCATACTTATAGCATGGGTTTACTGGACGTATTTTCACTTACTTCAGAAATAAAGGCAGCCGAACAAACTACGGTTACAGCGGCGGTTAACGTATTACCTAGTCAAAATTTCGCACCCTTCTTTATGTCGCCTTTTACTACGCGACAAGAAGCCATGGAAGTACCAGCCGTAGCTAGAGCGCGGTCTATTATCTGCGGTACAGCTGCCAGCCTTCCATTACACGCTTATAACAAAACAACAAACGCTGAAATTTATGGGCGCACAATTTTAGAACAGCCTGACCCAGCGCTTCCTACAGCCGTGGTAATGTCTTGGACTTTTGACGATTTGTTATTTCATGATGTCGCTTACTGGCAGGTTTTAGAAGTTTCACCAGAAGACGGACGACCTACACGCGCCCGCCGCATTGACCCATTACGGGTTAGCTACAATACCGAAGGTTTAAACGGTATCGTTATTGACGGCTTTTATGTAGATATGAATTTAGTTCCAATGAGTGGCGTTGGCTCGCTAATCGTGTTTTACGGTTTAGGAACTGGCGGCATTTTAAGCCGCGCAGGTCGCACAATTAAAACCGCGCTGGACTTGGAAAAGGCTGTAAGCCGTATGGCAGAAGAACCAGCCCCAGCTATGTACATTAAAAATAGCGGCGTAGACCTTCCAGCTGCTCAAGTTTCAAGCCTTCTAGCTAATTGGAAAGCCGCACGCGCCCAGCGCTCAACCGCCTACCTATCTGGAAATCTTGAAGTTCAGGCTTTTGGCTTTGACGCTACACAAATGGAACTTAGTGCGAACCGTATGAACACGGCTACAGAAATTGCACGCCTTATGAATATTCCCGCTTGGTATCTAAACGCCGAAAGCACTAGTAGCACCTACAGCAATACCTTGCAGGAGCGCCGTTCACTTATTGACCTATCGCTTATGCCTTACCTTATTGCGGTAGAAGGTCGTCTATCTATGGACGATATTACCCCAATGACCCAGCGCGTACGCTTTGAAGTCGAAGAATACTTGCGCGGTACGGCTATGGAGCGTATTGAGGTAATAGGCAAAATGTTAGAGCTTGGTTTAATTGACATAAACGAAGCTAGGGAAATGGAAGACCTAGCCCCCAGAGGAAGCGAAACAAATGCAAATTAACTTTGACGGCAAAATTTTAGCCGCAGATGTACCTAATAGAACTATTACGGGAATGGTAGTACCCTTCGGTGTTTCTGGTCGAACCAGCGCAGGCGAAGTAGTATTTGAATTTGGAAGTTTCCAACAGTTCAAAGCCGAAGAAATTATTCTTAATAAGGAACACAGCCGAACAGACCCACTAGGGCGCGGAATTGCAGGAAGTGAAGTTATCACACCTGCAGGTATCTCTATGGCTTTTAAGATAGCCCCTACTACCGCTGGAACAGATGCCCTAATCGAAGCCGCCGAAGGTCTACGCCCCGCTTTTAGTATTGAAGCAAGCGCAGATGAATACACAATAGACAAGGGCGTAATGCGCGTAAGCGCTGCCACCTTGCAGCAAGTCGCACACGTTACAAACCCCGCTTTTAAAACCGCTTTAATAAGTGACGTCGCAGCTAGTGAAGAAGAAGAAAGCGACACCCCAGAAACCACCGAAGCAGCCGCCGAGGAAAATCAAAAGGAAACAACTATGGAAAACGAAACACCAGAAGTTGAAGCCGCAGAGGAAGTAACTGCACCCGCAGTTATTCAGGCTGCTGCTCCAATTCGCACCGCACCACGCAGCCCAATCGTAGACGGAACTTCTTACCTAGAACACAGCATTAAAGCTGCTATGGGTAACGACGATAGCCGCCAGTACGTTAGAGCAGCGGACGAAAGTACCGCAACTAACACAGGTCTAACCCTGCCTACCCACCTTCAAGAGTTTATTTCTACGACTATTGACGGACGCCCAACTATCGACGCAATTTCACGCGGCGTTTTGCCAGCTTCAGGAATGAGCTTCACTATTCCTAAGCTAACCCAAGCCCCGACAGTTGCAGACGTAAACGAAGGCGACAGCCCATTTGGAACACCTATGACTTCTAACTACCTAACCGTAGACGTCCAGAAGTACGCAGGCGCTAGCCGCATTTCATGGGAGCTAATTGACAGAAGTTCGCCAGCCTTCCTAACGGAACTATTGCGCGAAATGGCTGCAGCTTACGCTAAGGCTACAGACCTTGCAGTAGTATCCGCGCTTCTATCTGGTGGAACAGATGCCACCGCAGTAGCAGGTACAGCAACAGGTCTACAGTCCTTTATCTCAACCGAAAGTGCTGCCGCTTATTCAGGTTCAGGCAATTTTGCCCGTAACCTTGTAGCGAACACTACTAACTGGTCGAACATCATGGGATACCAAGACGATAGCAAGCGCCCACTTTACACAGCCGCAGCACCTTCAAACGCTCCAGGCGCAGTAAACGGTACTTCAATTGTAGGTAACGTCCTAGGCACTAACCTTTTTGTAGACCCGCATATCGGTGCAGGCGCAGACGAAGGCATGTTGCTAGTAGCTCCTGAAGCTGCTACTTGGTACGAAAGCCCAGTACGTCAAGTTCGCGTTGATGTAATTGGTTCAGGCGAAATCGAAGTATCCGTATACGGTTACGGCGCTATCGCTGTTAAGAAGCCTTTGGGTATCCGCGTTTACCA